ATCAGATCACTTTGGTAGTTATAAGAAAGTAATACCAGGTATTCATAAGAAAAACAAACATGGTAAATATGCTGAGGGTCTAACTGATAATGATTTTGCAGTAGGATTAAACAGAAAATTATCAGTGACTATTAACTTAACAGATAAACAAAATTATAAAGGTGGTGACCTAAGATTTGATATGGGTACTCAAGCAGCTAAAAGGTATCACACAATAAAAGAAGCAAGACAACAAGGAAGTATTATTGTATTTCCTAGTTTCTTAATGCACCAGGTTACACCTGTCACAAAAGGCACTAGATATTCTTTAGTATTGTGGACACTAGGACCCCCATTTAAATAATCCATAAATAGTTATATGAAAACACGACAAGAAAATATAGAATTTTTTAATAAACATAATTATCTATTAATAAAAGAATTTATTCCTAGAAATCTTGCTGACTTCTTATATCAGTATGGTAAGATACATGTCCTTGCAACTGATGTGATGGTGAAAACAAAGTATCCTAGATACAATGAAGATTTACATGGTGGATTTGGTGACCATCAAATACCTAATACTTTTAAACGATATGGTGATCCAGTAATGGACACACTATTGTTGCAGGCTATCGAAGGCATGGAAAAAAATACAGGTATGAAACTACAACCCACTTATAGTTATTGGAGATTATACAAAAACGGCGATGTGTTGCATAGGCATAAGGACAGACCTAGTTGTGAAATATCAACAACATTATGTTTAGGTTATGATTTAGGAGACAAGAAAGATAAGAATTACAATTGGCCGATGTTTGTAGAAGAGACTGGTTCATATAAAAGTTTACCTGGTAAACCTATACATATGCAACCAGGTGATATGATTATTTACAAAGGTGCATTAATAGATCACTGGAGAGAACCATTTGAAGGCAGAAATCACTGCCAAGTATTTTTACATTATAATAATTTAGAAGGCCCGTATGCCAAATTAGCAAAATATGATACTAGGCCTTTTGTCGCTCTGCCAGGTGATTTTACAAATACCGAAAAACGAAAACAAATCAAGGCAATACATGATGATTTAGTTGATGAAAGACTAAAGAAAGATGGTGTTGATCCTGAAGAATATGGTCACAGAAAATACGGACCAGATGGTGAAGAATATGACAGCGACAATAAAAATAACAAAGATTAATGATGTATATCTCAAAATAGAGGCTGACGCTAATATTAGAAGAGATTTATCAGATTATTTTTCTTTCGAAGTACCAGGATACAAGTTTACTCCACAATATAGAAATAGAGTTTGGGATGGTAAGATAAGATTATATTCTTATGCCACAGGACAAATCTATTTAGGTCTTTATGAATATCTACAAGATTATTGTTTAAAGAATGATATAAAGATAGAGCATGACTTTCTTAAAGAACACCCGTATAGAAATAAAGATTTATTTAATGATAATGAGATAAATTCATTAATTAAAGAATTTAAATTACCTACAACTATTGTGCCTAGAGACTATCAGAGAAAGGCATTTAAATATTCATTAGATAATAAAAGATGTTTATTGTTATCGCCTACTGCCTCTGGTAAATCACTTATCTCATATATGTTAGTAAAGTATTTTATGATGAAATCGCCACAAGGTTGGCAAGACGTATTGCCTAAAGATAAAAAAATATTAATTATAGTGCCTACAACTTCACTAGTAGAACAACTATACAAAGATTTTAAAGATTATGGTTGTGACGTAGAAAATGTAATTACTAGAAAATATCATGGTTATGAAATAGATGAAAATAAACCTGTATTAATATCTACTTGGCAATCATTATATAAACTACCTAAAGAATTTTTTGCTCAGTTTGGTGCTGTAATAGGTGATGAAGCACACTTATTCAAGGCAGTATCATTAACTAAAATAATGACAAAACTTACAGATTGTCCTTGGCGTGTTGGTATGACAGGTACTTTAGATGATAGTAAAACACACAAATTAGTTTTACAAGGATTATTTGGTACCGTAATGCAAGTAGCAAAAACAAAGAAACTTATAGAGAAAAAACAACTTGCTAATTTAAAAGTATATTGTTTAATTTTAAAATACCTAGATGGCACTGCTAAAAAATTATCTGGTGTAAAATACCATGAAGAATTAGAGTATTTGGTTACAGATGAAACTAGAAATAAGTTTATTAGAAATTTATCTTTAGACTTACAAGGTAATAGTTTAGTGTTATTTCAACTAGTAGAAAAACATGGTAAAGAGTTATATAAAATGATAAAAGAAAAAGCAGGTGATGACAAACAAGTATTTTTTGTATATGGTGGTGTTGACGCTGAACAAAGAGAAAAGGTTAGAGAGATTACTGAAAAATCTGACAATGCTATTATTGTTGCAAGTTATGGTACATTTAGCACAGGTATTAATATAAGAAATTTACATAATTTAGTTTTTGCAAGTCCTAGTAAATCTCGTATTAGAAACTTGCAGAGTATTGGTAGGGGTTTAAGAATGGGTGAGAATAAATCTCAGGCTACCTTGTATGATATTGCTGATGATTTGACGCACCGAGATAAAAAGAATTATACGCTAGGACACTTTCAGGAAAGAATAAATATTTACAACGAGGAGGGGTTTGCATACGAAATACACAATGTAAACCTAAAAGCATAATGCACGAACAATTAGACACTACAAACGCTAAAATAATAAAGTTGGTTTCAGGTGAAGAGATTTGTTGTACATTATCAAAAAGCCAATTAACAAAGAAGTCTAACTTATTAAGGTTAGATGAACCAATGTTAATTAAGTATGTGCCACACATAGGGCAAATGGGTGTATCCGATTACATCGCTCTTGTTAAATGGGTTGGTTTTACAGATGATAAAATAGTGACAATACCAAAAGATAAAATACTAACAATCTGTAATGCTAGTGAACCATTTACGAATCGTTATAAAAAACTTTTAGCGTACAAAGTACCACAAAAATTACCTGACTATATTGAAAGAGATTTGTCAGAGGATGACTATGATCAAATGCTTGATGAATTAGACAATGCTGAAGAAACAAAGAAGAAGTTAAAAGAATTGGCTGAAAAGATAAGAATGCCTAGTAAGAAGTTGCATTAGGTAGCTAAGTTTTCTGGTGAAGCACCCACATGGGTATTATACACCTAAAAACAAAAATTGTCAAGTAGTGAGTAAATTATGAGTGAATTTAGACAAGGTATATTTAAACTTATAGCAAACACTAGTGTAGGTAGAGCCTTAGTATATACGATAGGCCACATAATCATTGCAATGTCTGTTGTTTCTGTGTTAACAGGTGCAAGCCTATTTGAGGCAGGACTAGTTGCATTTATAGAACCTAGCATAAACGGTGTTTGGTATTATTTTTTAGATAAACTTTTTACAATGAAAAAGAAATAAGGAGTTGACAGAATACAACCATTGTTGTATAATAATAATATGACTAAAAGAAAAAGAAGTGAACACTATGTAGATAACAAAGTGTTTCTACAAGCAATGACAGAATTTAAAGAGCGTTGCGACAAGGCAGAAAAAAGAGGAAGAAAAAAACCACCTGTGACTAATTACATTGGTGAGTGTTTTTTAAAAATCGCAAATCACTTGTCGTATAGACCTAACTTTATTAATTACACATTTAGAGATGATATGATTAGTGATGGTATAGAAAACTGCTTACAATATTTAAGTAATTTTAATCCAAAGAAATCTAAAAATCCATTTGCATATTTTACACAAATAATATATTATGCTTTTATTAGAAGAATACAAAAAGAAAAGAAACAAGTAAACATAAAAGCAAAACTTATTGAAGACGCTAATTTAGCAGATTTACATATTGACCCTAATGATACAAACAAAGATTACAAAAATCAGTTTATAGAATTTTTAAGAAAGAATAGTCCTAAGACAGACGAACTTCCTAAAAAGAAAGAGATTAAAGTTAGAAAAAGAAAAAGAACAAAGAAGACGCCTTTAGAAATTGTTATTGATGAAGAGAATTAAAAATATAATAGTAGTTGGTGGTGGTACAGCAGGTTGGACAGCAGCCTGTTATTTAAGAGATACTACAGCGCCTTATATTAAGATTACGGTTATAGCCTCTAAAGAAATACCTACTATTGGTGTAGGCGAAAGCACTACTGGTTTATTCAATGACTTTTTAAAACAAGTAGGCATACCTGAAGATGTGTTTATAAAAGAAACAGGTGCAACACATAAGATAGGTATTCAACATAGAGATTGGTATAAAAAAGGCGAACACTTTAATTCACCAATAGGCGAGTCACGTCATACACCTAACGCATATCCAAGTGATGACTATGACGCAATGAAGATGTACTCTATTGCTGAAGATGTAAAAAATTCTAGTTTACAAGGTTTCTGTATGAAACATAATAAACTGCCAATCGTAAGAGCAGACCACCCAGAGCAAAATCCTTATAAACAACTAATGGGTTATGGTGGTTTTAAAGATTTAAGAAAAAATAATACAGCACTTCATTTAGATACCTATAAGACAGGACAATTTCTAAAAAAGTTTTTTCTAAAGAAACATAATGTAGAATATATAGATGATGAAGTTTTAGGATATGAAAAGAATGAAGATGAAACAATTAAGTCTGTATGGTGTAAAAACAAAGGACATGATAATCCTATATCAGCTGATTTATTTGTTGATTGTTCAGGTTTCAAAAGAATATTACTAAAGTCATATAAAAATAACTTTAAAAGATTTAGT